TCATAAAGCCCTGCTTATATTGTTGTTAATATCATCAAGCTTCTTTCCATGCAATTCAAACATTTTTTTTGTGAATCCTGAAATATCTTCCAAATACCCATTCGATGAAACCATCAGGTTTTTTATTTCTTGCAAAACGGTATTACAACCTTCAGCAGAGACCCCTATAGACTGTAAAAATGTAATGTTTTGAAGAATCTGTAATCCTACATCATATAAGGCAGTGAAACGTCCGCTAAGTTCTCCAGCATCTTCATGCGTCATTTCTGTTCCAAATCCACGGCTTGAAGCAGTTTGTTCTGAAGAAGAGGATGAAGAATCCCACCCAAAATCCTTCATAATCTGTTCACGTTGCTCCAGCATGTCATTCACAATATCCTGATATTCATTTCTAAGATTCTGTGCTTCATCTGCAGTCAACTGATTACCACTTTCCCCATACTTTGCCCATGAATCATACAACTTCTTAATCCGATCCTTATACTGATTAGCGACCAAGGACGAAAAGATTGCTTTCTGTAAATATCCCTCGAAGTTTTCGGCAAAATCCTCGTTCTTTGCATCCAGGTCGGAAAGCATATCAACAAAACTGTCCTCAAAAGAGTCAAGACTAATACCTGTAAATACTTCCTTCTCTTTCTCGGCAATCTCTTCCAGTTGCTCTCCGTATTTCTCAATGTTCTGTATATACTCAATAAAGTCAGAATTAACCGTCGTAAGTACAGACACGAATTTTTCATCTTGCAGCACTTTACCGATAATATCCGCATCAAGAGACAACACATCATTGATTCCACTTACCCGCTGTCCTACTAAGTCCGATAAATTGGCCCAGTCATTTTGGGTCATGCGGTCGTTGATCCTATAACCTAATGAATGCGAACCTATGCTTGCTCCACTACCCGCCAGCATGTTTGCCAATTGGCGTTGACGCTGTATCTGCGTTTCAACCAACTTAGCCGCTTCATCTGCCGCTTTCTGTGCTTCTACGCCATAGTCAATGTCGATATACTCCATTTTCTTGGAAATAAGGGTATCCCACACAGAAATCAGATTATCGTACCGGCTCTTCATCTCCTCATATCCGGAATAGTCCGCACCACCCAAACCAAACAACCCGCCGATCGTCTTACCTATGCCTGTAAGTATAGAGATAGATCCGGTGATTATAGAGAAAGGTTTCATAAAGTCAATACTAGCCAATCCATTCATTACCTGCCCCAAACCATCCAACGTAGTAGAAACAGCTTCTGGTATTTCCACACCAAAAGTCCCAAGCATATCAACCACTTCATTCCCTGCATTTACGACTTCCATCCCATGAGAACCCAAGGAGTTGGCTGCCTTTGTCAAATTGGCCAATGCCACTTGACGTTCAGACAAAGCTTTATCCAAATTTTTCTCTGCTTGCGTTTGGTCGAGTGTTTTCTTAACTAACTTTCCAGTAGCCTTGTCATATTCATTGACAGTGACAGTACCACCGGCCATCACCGTATTTAAATCTTCTTGAGCCTTATTAACCGCCTCCTGAGCTGACTTATATTCCTCTAGTCCGGCTTTAAGTTCATGAAAAGGATCGCGGTCTGCTATCTTAAAATCCAAATTCTTGAAAGCATCCTGCAGTTCCTTCAAGTCTTCAGGACGTAAATCCTTTGCTGCCTCGTTGATATAATCTCCCAGTTTATCACGCAAGGCACGAAGAGAAGCCGTGGTCTGTGCATCCAAGTCACCAAATACATCAGCAAAATTGATGGATTTCTTAAACTCCTCAAAATCTAATGTTTTCAGGGCCTCTTCCGATTGTTTCTGCAATGAAAGCTTCTCTCCTTCTGTTTCTGCCTGAGAAATCTTCAATGCATACATATCCGCTATCGCCAGTCGCTTTTGCTGGTAATCTCCATATTCGGAAAGATACTGATCCATAGCTTCACGGTGCATGGCGATGTTCTTCTCGATCTCTTCCGGAGTGATGAGAGTAACTTCCTCATCTGGAACGGTGATGAAAAAATCTTTCGTTTTCTTGGAAGTACGTGTAGTTTGTTTTATGCCAGTCAGAGTTTCCAATGATTTCTCAGCTTGTTGCAACTCTTTTATTTTTGATTCTATTACAGACTCAACCGTTTTCCCGGCTTCAACCTGTATCTTACCGCTACGTAAATCAGATATTTCTTGTTTAAGATTCTTGATTCTACTGGTAACATCATCAATCTCCTCTGAGATTACTGATTGAGGAATTTCTTTTCCATCACTATTTTTATAATCAGACAATCCTGTTGTATTATCAACTCCGAACTTAACACGTGCTTTCTTGTCAAGCTCATCTGTAAGTTTTACAGCATTAAGAATGTTAACAATATATCCTTCTACAGCTCGGTTTGTTACATCAAATACTCCACCATCTTTACCTGCTACTTTATCAAGAGCTTCAATAGTTCCATTATCAAATCCTGAAAACTCATATTTACCATTTTTTATACTTGAATTGACAGTACCTTTCAAGATGGCATCTCGTATCTTGGTGTAATACTTAGTACCAGTTTCTTCTCCTAGTTTTTCTATTAATCTGTCTTGTATCTTTCCAAGGTTTTCAGACATAAGCGCATCAAGCTCTCCTTGTTGCTCGTCCTTGAACTTGTTATACTGTCTTGCTCCAAATGATTTATTGATAGCTTCTGTAAGTCTGTTATATGCTTGCTCTGTCAAACCAACTTTTTCTATTTCGTCTGCAAGCTGGTTGTCATACTTGGAATAGTTCTTAATGATTTTATCCTTGACAGCATTGTATTCATCAGTTCCTTTTTCTAGTGCTGATAATTCTCCTTTCAGTTTGGATAGTTCTCTCTGTTCGCCTAAAGATGCTTTCTCAGATTCTTTGATTGCATCATTCAGCTTAGATTGGGCTTTCTCTGCATCTGTCTGATAAGTGACCAACTTGTAGATACCGAATCCTAAAGCAGCGACTGCGGATGCAGCTAATATATACGGATTAAACATCATTGTCTTGTTCAATGACGCTGTTGCAACTTGCAACAATTTTGTTCTTGCGGCAACCATTGCCTGAGCATTAGACAATGTTATTCCAGCAGCAGCGGCTAACTGTTGCTCAACTACAGCTTGTGCAAGCACAACAGAATGTGCTTTTTGTAATGCTGTAATAGTAATCAATGCAGCCTTGTAAGCTCCATACGTCCCAACAAGTTCGAGCAATACTTTCCCTACTTGCTCGTAGTTCTCAACCAAATCAGATACCACTCCAAGCGCACTATTAATAATACCTTCGTTTGCTTTCCCGATATTGTTGAACATCTGAGAAATACTATCCTCAATATTTGAAATCTGTCCGGCGATAGTTTTAGATTGTGCTTCCATAAGTCCACCGAATTTACCCCCTTCATTGGTCAGACTTTCGATAACTTTCTGGACTTCCGGGAAACCAACTTTACCTGCTTCAACCAAACTCTTCACTTCACTTTCTGCTACTCCAAACTGCTTGGCAAGTTCTCCAATCATAGGAATACCACGACCGGTGAACTGGTTCAAGTCTGCGGTGTAAAGGCGTCCTTGTGCCATTGTAGTACCATACAGATAAACCAAATCACCAAGAGGAATACTCAATCCGGCTGCGATATCTCCAAGTCTGATAAGTGTTTTGTTTACGTCTTCGGCAGCGACACCGTATGCAAGCAAAGATTTTGCTCCGTTGGCCACACCTTGCAAATCAAATGGAGTGGTAGCGGCAGTACGTACCATCTGTTGCATGAGAGCATCAGCTTTTTCTGTACTACCAAGCATGGTCGTAAACGCTACTTCGAGTTTTTGGAACTCACCACGAATCTGTACTGATTGTGCGATAAACTCTTTTGCAGACAATCCTACTCCGAATGCAGCAGCGGCTTTTGTCAACCTTTCGAATATCTCTTCAATGTTTCCACCCTCACGCTCAACAGCCTTAGATACGTTTTTTACTCCTTGCTCTGTCTCTTGCAACTTACGCATGAGGTTAGAGTTATCTCCTGTTATGTCAAAATGCAATCCAGCCATACATCAATCCCAGTTCATAGATTTTATCAGTTTCAAGTTCTTGGGGTCATCTGCATTGATAACCTCTCCTCCGTCACGTATATTCAGTTTCTTGCGCTCTTCATCACTCAGATAAACGGATGATACGGAATCAGCCAACAACATCTGCAAGTTGATATAGCTGATACCCCATACCACATAATCAAAAGTCCATCCATAGCGTTGACACGCAGTATCTATCAACAAACCGTAGATACTTTTACCTCCAAATGAGATACTTCCTTTGTTAGACTTTACAGACGATATACGTTTCTGCAAGGCACGTTCCTTGTCAATCCCGAAATGCTTTATGTAGCTCTCAGAACTGTCCCAACTGAATACGAGCACAAGCAATTGTGCCAATTCAGCATCATCAAGCTGTGACGAAAACAGTTTTGCACGCTTGTTTACTTTCTCATTATCCAACACATTACGCTTACCTTGCAAGCTGTGATAGGCTATGACAAGACAAACGGTATCACGTTTCTCCTTGCATAACCTCAATGCTTCCATATACGGATTCATGGAAAGAATATCGTTGTTCAGTTCCAGTGATTCTGTAATCCTTGCCAACAGATAAGTCTTTCCAAGCGTAGGTTGGTATAAATAAAATCTCCGCTTGCCTATATTGAAACAAATCGGTTTGTCCAATATCGCATCGGAGATACTCATTTCTATGTCTAACTTGTGCTCGTCCATATCGTATAAACTTAGGGCGGATACGCTGAATCGAACAGCGACCTTTTACGTGCTACCATTACACCATATCCGCTAAAACTAATACCTAAAAACGCTTTTTACAGTGTTGAATCTGTCAAATTATTATTCGTCAGTGATGACTTTGAACTTGACAGAATCGCCTGTAGGAGCTTTAAGAACATCGAACGTGTAGGTCTTTACAAGTCCGTTTTCAGCGTCAAATTTCTTTTGGACATTCACAGATGCACGGTCAATCAAAGCACCGATAGCGGTTGCGTTCTCAGGAGTGATACGAACTGAATATTCATCAGCAACTACTCCATCACTGTCTATTATCGGGTCTGTACGTTCTGGAACCTGACGTACATCGAAAACAAGCTGATAGGTATTCTTCTTATACTTCACTGCTTCGTTTTCTCCACCTTCAATCTTGGCTTCCATCTTATCACCTTGTGTAGTTGTAAGCTGTGTCGTTCCTTCAACTGGCGTTGCGAATGCTTGCCATTCTCCGGGATCTTCACCAAGTTTCTTGACTTCGATTTTAGGCTGTCCCCAACCTACTGTTACAGTTGTTTCTGCCATATCTATTCAATTTTAATTATTCGTTACAATACTGATATAAAATCTTGTTTTTGATGAAGTGTTCATCTTTACCGTTAACAGGTGGTGTGGTCTGCTCAACCAATGTAATTCTGAAACAGCCTCCGTTATGCACTTCCAATAAATCAGACGCAAGTCGGCAAAGCTCACGACAACGTGTGTCGTTTATTTCTGCTTCACCATCACGGATATTGTCTTTCACGTAGATGTTGACGTAAACAAAGGCTTCCTGCATTTGGCTTACGTTGTTTCCGATTACGGAGATAACAATATCTTCCTTGTCGGAATTAGCAGGACGCTTGGAAGATTTGCACAGCTTTCCTGTGGCTTCTTCATCAAGCGCAGAGCCTTTAATCACATTGTACACATCATCCTTTATGTCAATTACCGTTTTCATTTTGCTACTTGTTTACTTAGTTTCTGCATCATCTTTGGCAATTCTTTTCTTGCAAACAGTTCAGGTGTGGCAAGCACATCTTTGTTATCCATAGCTTCCACATATTCGGCATAGTTCATTCCGGCGACAACCACAAGAGCATACCCTATCGAGTATTTCTTAATCAATTCGGTTGCGAACTCTTTTCCGGTCTGTACACCTTCTGAACCATTCTTCACTTGCTGAAAATCTGAATAACCGATTATACTTCCGTTATGAGCAATGACATAACCGATTGAGCTACGCAAGTTACCGGTCTGGTCAAACCAGCTTTCTTCTGAAGAACGATCTCTTGCTTTTATCACACATTGCTCTCCCAAATAGGAAAGCGCACGTATGGTAAGCCTTTCGACACGTTCTGCTTCTGCTCGAATGACAGCTTGAACTTCGCTCATCGGTGTATTCATTCTTATGCCCATATCAAATCCACATCTTACACTGGTGCTGGTAACGATGAAATCCTTTCACATCAAACTCTCTCTCGGTTTCTCCGAAAAGACAAATCTTTATCCTATCTCCAAGTTTGAACTCTATGCAATCTTTGGAAAGATAGACAGTATAAGAATACTTCTTGACTACACCGTCATCAAACGCTATCTCGTTAGCCTTTCCTGCCGGAACGATATCGCAAGGAATTGATGTATCTGACCACGAACTTTCGCCTTCATGGTAATCGCCATTCTCATCCTCGTAACCGTCACTGACAATTAGGTAGCGTAGAGTATGAGGTCTCAGATTCAATACTGCCATATATTACCCTCCAATATAAACCACAGGCTCGCCAAAGCATTTCTCAGGCTCACCTATGGATGTATAAATAGCGTTCATCTTCTTCAATAGTACGTCTCTATCTGGGAGGCTTATAGATTTGTCTGATTCGGAAAAGTTTACCGCTTCAATCAGAGAATAAAGACAATCTGCCACAGCACCTTTGAACTCGTTGCTGGTGATTACTTCGTAGGTAAGTTCATCATCTCCATTCAATCCACGAGCGAGTAGCTTGTTTTCAAACTTGCCTTTCGGGAATGGATAGTCAATTTCGTCTATTAATGCTTGCAGGATTGTCTTCATCGTTTATTCAGATTTATGTGATTCAACAGCAGCTTTCAAAGCCGCTTCTTCCTCATCGCTAAGCTTATTTACAGCCGCGATTAGCTTATCATCAGGGTAAGTAGCAGGGAGCTTGCTACCACGAATTTTGTTGTATTCAGTCACAAATTCAGGTTTTTTGTAGGCCTGTCCCCAAACGGTGATTTTTTCATCACCTGCATCAGAACTTTCAGCTTCTGTGTCAACCAACTGCCCCTCGGTAATATCCAAAGAATAGATTTGATCAACATTCTCAATAACTGGTAACACTAGAGCTTGTCCGCTTGTGAACTCCTGCAACGGATCATTCTTGGAATACTTACTAATGAGCTTGTATTCATCTACAGTTGAGTAAACCACACCTGAAACAGGATTTGTTTTTTCAGCCAACGTACCCCAAACCAATGCACCAACTTCTTCAGTGGTGAGGAAAATAATTTTATTCGCATTCCAAGGCTTGTAAGGTTTACGCTTACCGTTTTTCTCTGAAACAACAGTACGGTCCACCTTCAGGAACTTGATACCATTGTTGTCATCAGCAAAAGCTTCATCAAACAAAGAAGCAGTTGGGACTGGCAACTTCGTTCCTTCTACAACTGTCTGACCACGGTAGTTTGCTACCAACTCCTTAGCCCACTGTGTTTGTCGAATAGCGTTATATGTACTCAATGCCAAAGCGATGGTTGTAATTGAATTACCGTCTGCATCAGCCTTTGAGATTACACGTTTGATGTCGTCATAAACAATCACGTTAGGGGTCTCAACGCCGAAACAGTTTGCAGGCAGATAGTTGAAGTTGATACGCAAGCCAGTACCAGTGTTGTTTTCATCCTCAACAATCACGATACCGTTAGACAAGGCAGTCAGGAAGTTTGCCTCATTCTTCTCGTCAATACCGACAGAACAAGCAACTGCATCGTTCGTCAACTTATTGGCGATGTTGGTAAACGAAGCGTTCTGCGCCTTCATGATGTTGATTGCGTTAATCTGTGTTTCACGCAATACTTTCTTCATTCCTACCTTCGGGAGTGTACCGTTGGCGTGTGCGATAGAATCACGGCTCTTTGCAGGAAGCGGTGAATCCATGGCAACCATGTCGGCAGACACGTAGGTTGTGTTCACTGATGCGCTTTCCCATTTCTGGTCAGCAGAGAACTCCTTACGAAGCATTGTCTTATGAAGATAGGTAAGCTTGTTTCCACGTTTACCGTTAACCTTCTCAATGATGGTTGCGAGCTTCGGAAAAATCTTTTTGATATACTCAACAAATAAAGATTCTTTCATCTTTTACCTCCTTTCAATTAATCGTGCATGAATACCAATGTAGGCAAAGCTGTTTTCATCGCATCTTTGATCCCATCAACAGGGAACGGACTTGCCACATCGTTAACTTCACCTGAATACATAATACCTACAAGCGGTTCGCTTGTTGGTTTACTACATACAACCACGCCAACATACTCGTGTGAGCCGGGCAATGATTCATAAGCTGTACCGTCTGAATTTACAGGCATCGGCTTGTATGTGTCTGTAGCAGGGTCACGGACAACCACATGGCCAGCTTTAATTACAGGCAACTTGTAACCTGACACGTCCAATGTGCGCCCACCTGCAATGCAAGCCACTAAGTGACGGATAACAACTGAATCCATACCTGCGTTGATGGTTTCCATCTCGTTTGCTAAATTTGCTGTTGCACCCATTTTTACAAATAGTTTTTGGTTAATACTTAGAAGCTGTTAGCCAATGCTTCAATCTCTGCATCGCTGATAACTTCATCTTCTTTTGGCTTGTTACCATCTGTTGCCGGAGGATTTCCCAATGCGGCAAGTCCAGCGTTGGCACGTTCTTGGTTTAAAGCCTTCAAATCCTCTTCAACTTCGGAATAGAACTCATCGAAATCATCATCACTCTCAAAGCTCATCTTCGCGAAACTTTTTAAGGTGCGTGTTCCGAATGTTCCAGCGTCTTTCAGCAACGCTTCCAATTTCGCTTTTCTGCCGGAAGTCGTCTTTTCTCCTTCCAATGCAGCGAAACGTGCTTCTTGCTGCTCACGAAACGCTTTGAACCATTCAGGCTCTACATCATTTCCTTTTCCGTTGTTTTTGGGATTTTTCTTTGAACCAGCCTGACGATTGTTTTTGTTCGATGTGTCGTCATCATCATTGTCGTCATCATCGTCGTCATCTGTTTCAGGGTGATTCTTCTTCCATTCGTCAAGCAATCTGTTTGCTTGTGACTGGCCGAAAGATAAGTAGGGGAGAACCGCATCAATCTGTTCGTCAATCTTTGCGTTTACATCCTCGTCTGAGGCATCATCTGCGAGTTCAAGGTTATCGGCAATCTTGGCGGCGATACCCTTCAGCTCTTTTTGGTTGAACCCTAACGCCTTCGCTTTAAGTTTCAATCTCACGAAAACTTGCTGTTGTCTGTTCATTTACATTTGTTTTTTTAATTCAAAAAAATAGTCTGCGTAGCACAAGCGTATGCCAGCAGACTATTCGTCTTGAACTCAAACCTTAGAGCAATGAAAGGTTCTTACGACAAGTTCGTGGCGTACAGCTTCATACGCACTACAAAGATAGAAATATATGATTGAAAAACAAACATATTAATAGAATTTCTTGTTATCTTTCAAAAAATAAGGTAACGTGCCTTTCTTTTTGGCTTTAGATATGCGACTTGAGTTATCATCAACCCACTTTTTGAAAGCATCAGGCACATCTTTAACCTCATTCACGCTCTTGGTTGAAACTTCACTGCGACCGTCCCATTCCCAAAATTCTTCTTCTGTTTTGAGAATGGGGATTTTATAACAAAGGTCATTCGGATGCCAACCAGTCCAAACAAAATCTTTCGGATATTTACCTGCAAGAGTATCACAAATATCACCATGTGGCATACGTTGATGATGTACATGGCTCAACTTTATTTCATACCCAACGACGAAATCCATTTGCTTCCAGCGTTCGTTTTCAGCAGTGCGATACGCCATGTTGATTTCGGAACGAGCCAAACGTATGGAACGATACTCACAATCTTCCGCTTGACTTGCTGTTCCAAACTTCTCTTTGTAATCTTTTTGCAGTTGTGGAAAATCATTCAGATACTTGGATATTCGTTTACTCAATGTAACAGCACTATATCCTTTCTCAATAGCGCATGAGATAGCATCTTCGAGTTCTTTCTTGTAAATAACAGACTGGTTCCATAGTTTGCTGGAAATATTAAGTCCTCTGTCCTTCCGGTTCTGAAACGCTTTCAGTGCATCGGAATTGTTTTGGTACAGGACTTTGTATTTTTCTTTATCTACAACAGCATCATACGACTTCAAAACAGCATTAGCAAGCAAATCCTGCACTTCGTTACTATTCTTCCATTCCTCGCTTGTTCCACGATAGATTACAGCCTGTATATCACTTACGAACTGCTTCTGTATGTCGGCTATCTTCTTTCGTGTTTCCGGGTAGTCTGCGAAACTGAAAGGCTTTATTTCGAGATCTGCTTCTGTAATTCCTAACCGTTCAACCAATTTTGCGGCTTCGAGGTTCAATGTACCGTAGATGGATTGAACGAGCGCAACGTATTTGGCGAGCCGTTTGTTCAGCTCGCTATACTTATACTTTTGATTGGGTGTTTTAGGCTTTGCCATATTCGTGTCCTATATGCCACTTGCAGCAGACAGGACAAACGTATGGGACATATCCGGTCAGATGCAAATCATTGATAAACTTTTCAGCACTTTTCAAAGTTTCAAATGCTTTTTTGGATTTCTTCCTCTTACTATAATGACAGTGTGGAAAGTGTCCTTTAGGAATTTTCTTATTATAGGTCATTCTTTTTCAATTCTATCAGGTGCAGGCATCTCTAACAAACGTATAGCCTTAATCGTTTCTTTTCCTTCTAATATAGCTTTACATAAGCGATGATAACCGTCCGCAATTTGCCCAACTTCATCAAGGATTATAGGATAATCGAGAGAGCAATCACGGACACGCTTGCATTGGTAAATAAATGTATGGAGTTGATTGCACTCAAATGGCTCTGCCGTCAAATCAATATTCCATAGTGGCATATCCATAACTGGATATTCCTTTGCTTTTGCGAAGTCATATAAAGTTTGCGCATTCCATATCTTATTACCCCGCTGATAACAGCTCTCTGAAAATGTCATACTATCTATGGGTACTTTCATAAGCATTGTATTAACCGTTTTTCTGTTCAAAACAAATATCTTTCATACGATAAATAAATTAGATGATTATTACATTGTAGGTTCATTGAACACACTTTCTATATTAGCTTTAGCAGCCTCTGCCTCCTCTTTCCGTATCTGTTCAAGGGTAGCCATAGGGTCATTGGAGATACCTGCCATCTGAATACTTTCCAAATGGCTTGCAACTGGCTTTCCACCATTGCTCTTAATAGCACGGTTGATAGCGGAATCCTCATCCAACTGAATGAATGGAGTTATGATGTTTTCTACTTCGACTTCATCTATTTCTTTAGCCCAAGAAGTATTCATCATCTTCAAGAACTCTTTAACTACACTTGCTTCACGGTCGAATGTCTCAATCCATACACCACTCTCATCACCTACTTTAAGATGAGCATCGGTCAATAGTGTCTGTCGCGCATCAAATCCGATATTACCAAGTTTCGTCATATTGTCGAATGATATATCAGGCATCTGCGATTGCATCCAATACAGGCGGAGCAATGTATCAATATGGTACTTCACCGCTTCGATGGCTTGCGACCAAGAAACATATGAAACATCACCACCTTGCTCGACGCGGAACAACCTACGGCTCTCGCCCTTATCTTCTTCGCCAATCATCTTGCCGGACACTTTAAGCACAGGAGAGGCGTTGTAAGCTATGACATCACTGTTTCGTGAAAGTGTGTATTCAAGCTCTTTTCTTAAACGTGTAAGTCCGTGATAGATTGGTACTTGACGAAAAGCATACACTCCGGGGATTTTCATCAACTGTATAGGTTCTCCAGTAATAACTGCAATCCAACCGTTATTGTCTTGCTTCCACTTATAATGTCTATCGGCAGTATAGGTCTCAAAGAACGTGATTTCTTCGTCCTTAATCTTCTTCTTATACTCAAACGACATAGCGACCATATCTCCGAGTTCGTCAAATAACGGATATAGGCTTACTCCATCCATAGGACTGTAAGTCTTGCATTTCAGCTTGTACTTGCTGTTAAATCCGTAGAGTGTGTTGGGCTTCTCAACTACATACCAAATTGTGAATATCTCACACGCTGCAAAGAAAGATGTGGAACGTTTGATATTTTCAGTATCAATACGAGCGTACTTATATATAGCTTCAATGGCTTTCGCTATCTGCTGTCTTGTTTCGTTCCCTTCAATGTTATGATAGACACGTTTCACAGGGATAGCAAACATGAACTCTGTCATGCGCTTAGTCAGCAGCTTTTCAAGACCGACATAGATACGTGACGCTTCTTCTTTTGTCCCATCACTCTTTATCTTGTCTTTACGTGTAATCGTATCTGTTACAATTTCGTGCAAAGTCGGTTCGTATGCTTTGATTAGCTTGATCCATGACGGTACACATACTGATTTTTCTTTCAATACGCTTATCACATCATCAATAGGTAGTCCTGAGTTGAGTATTTGAGTTATTTCGTCCATAACATTGTTTCGTACTCCTTCATACGATGATTAAGTTTCAAACTAACATACTCCTTAAATGAAAGAATGGCGATGCAGAAGCGCACCGCCATAATTGCGTGAAGGAGTACGCAAGACATAAACAAATGCCATAGTGCAAATATACAAACAATGATTGATATTCAATCATTATAAACCAATAAAAAACAGCGCAACTACATTGTAATCACGCCGTTTTGCAAAACTTTTGTTTGTTTCAATCATTCAATAGTCTTTCATCATGTTCTTTGATGATTTCTTCAACGATTTCTTTTGCACGTTCTATGCCTTCTTTATAGCCTCTACCGTAGTCTGTTCTAGTAGACAAGTGGCTGGTGCTATTACCTAGCCACTCGATTATTTCTTGTAGTATTTCTTTTTCTTTCATATACTTAATACCTGCTTAATAGTTCATAGAATTTTCGTTTCTTCTCTATGTATTTCAGACCGTTGCGTCTTAGTCCTCTCTTAGTCTTTGCCACAACCATTTGGCAGTCATTTACACCTACATATATATGGTCTCTGTGGTGTTCTATATTCTCCCTAAGACAAGCATTAATCATAATATCGCAATAACGATAACTGTCGTTCTGTACACCTTCATAACCTTTTCGCATTATGAAGTGTCCTATTTCATTTGCTTCTTCTTCTGAGTAAGCGATTGTAAATATCTTATTCATAGTAGTTTATATCATCAGTTTACAACTTCTGGTATCTTATAATAGTCACTCCTTGAAGCTTTGCCTTCAGTCACCCATCCTATACCTACCCAGCATTTTATCTCACCACCATGAATCACTCTATAACCTGCATCAACAACAACTTTAGGTGGATTTACGCTCATTTTTATGCTTCTTACATCTGATGCTTTAACTACCAACTTTTCTCTTATCATAACCATCTTAAATAATGGCAGCCAGAAGGCTACCGATTACAACCAAAGTTTCTTTGCCAGATCGAAATTCTTTTGAGCTTCATTGACATCTTTTTTTTGCATACGTCAAAGAGTATGAGTGTTCACGAGGATATTTGCCGGATTTCAGTCCTTCGTGATACTCTTTAGCTGCTGCTAACTTATGTTCATAGTAGTCCACGCTTTCAGGCATTGAAAGGTTTATGGTATCAGCTTTGTTTGCCCAATACTGAGCTATTCTTTCATGCTCTCTGGCTTTCTCATCAAACTCTACGCTCTTGCCCATATTATTCCAGGCATCTTCAATTGCTTTTCTGTGTCGTCTTTCGCTATGATGGCCTACTTTGATAGGTTCACCGAGCGAGATAAAATTTCTATCCTTGTTTGACTTCTCATAGTATTCATTACTCTTCTGTTCAGCGGATGCAGCCCCGTTAAGTCTACGTTCGGCTTTTCGTTTTGCCCATTCTTGAACATTAAAGCCATCAGCGCGAACTATTGAGTAATAGAAGAAGCTATCACGTTCAAATACCAGATTAAACACAATGCTTTCATTCTCTTTACCGTATTTGGTGGTTACAAGAATGGTTCCACCTTTTTCATGCTTTGCATCGCATTTTGCAAGAAATACATTTGGACAGAATTTGTAATATGTATTCATAATCGTGTATGTGATTATGCAGGGCTTTCGCCATGCTGATTAAACTTAATCTAATTGATTGGTGATGTAAACAGTGTCATCAAGCTTATAGAACATCATTATTACAGTACCCTCTTTAACTATTGGGTGTTCATCAGAACCTGCAAACTTCAGGGTTGAGATAGTAACTCTGACTTCACCTTCATTAGCTATTGTAGTAGCCTGGTCTATCATTTTATCAAATCCATCATTGGATGTAATAAATTTCCCATTCTCAAATATTCCGTAACTGCTACCTGTAAAATTCTTCACTTTAATGTCAGTTGTTCTCATTGTTCTTTACTTTTATCTATTAAACTTATGTTACCTTTGGATATTTAAATATACAAATAAATATTTGATTACCAAAGAATTATACCTTTCTATTTTCGAGGTAAAATACTAAAAAAACAAAGATTTAACTTTTAGCTACATATACCAAAAAAGCGCACCCACTTTCACAAGCAGATGCGCATTGAGCAATGAAAACATCAGTAGAATTACATGACATTTTCGTGTATAAAGTTACCGAAAATAATCTGAATCACAAGAAGTCTTTGAATATTTCTTCTTCGCTGACAGATACAAAATCGTTTGGGTAAAATGTGTTGGCGAGTGCATCGGCATAATCAGGAGACCGCTTGATACGCTTCTTAATATCTTCCTTTGGCTCAATGATGATACTACCGTTACTCATGAACTTCCAATGAATTTCGGTAACTTCTTCCATAAACTTATCACATGGAGGAATGGCTGGATTAAAACCATTCTTCGGGTTCAACCAATCACGCATTGCCCAATAGCAGTATGCTCTCATGTTTACAAAAGTGTACACCCCTGTAATGTCGTTCAGCCAACGTGCGCCTTCAGAAAATTTACAGGAAAATACATTGTTGAATCCGAGTTCTTGCAAGCGAGAGAAAACCCCTGCACCCTCTCCAATGGTATCTACGAACGCTTTGTTCTTCTTATTCTCCAAATACTTTACATGCATTCCTGCGACGTGCATGTGGTCTGCTTTTCCGGCTGAATCGTGAACTTCAAATTCTGATACATAGTTTCCATAACGAGGGCAGAGAATACTACTATCTCGTCCCATTCCAGCAACATCAGATCCAACACGGCAAGACTTTCCTTTAGGTTCATATCCTTCTTCTTGCAGATCCAGCCAGCGTTTGTTGGCAAGCTCAATCCATTCGTAAGGTATCAAGACATCTTCAGCAACTTTTGGGAACATGCCTAACACTTTGACACGAAACAAGTCGTTAGGTCTATAAAATCCACCTTCCCACTTGAAATCTCCTTCTCCTTCGTTGAAATCTGATTGTTGGATGGGAGAACACCAGTTTGCTACCTTATCCTTTACCCACTCGTAATCTACCTGACCAGGAATGATTACTTTCTTGCTTACAACATTCTCTGCATTGAGCGAACTAAGACGGAACTTAGCAAAACGGTCTGACTTCATAGCACGTGCCGCATAACCAGTTGTTACGTTCGGGTTGAAAACGATGAGCAAACGTGAGTTTCCTTGCAAGTTACCTTCAATAGCGTTGAACGTTGTTTCTGATATACCTGAAGCTTCTGTTACAACAAACATAGTGTTTACAGCATGGAATCCTGACCATGCCTCCATGTTGTCATCAGAACTTTTGAAGCCAGTTAGAAACCATTCATCGTAATTTGTTTTGATACCTGAAGACAATAATCTTCCTGGCAACACTCCTGCATTTCTGAACAAACGAGATATTTCAGGAATCATAATGTTAACAACCTGTCTTCCTGTCGGAGCAGTCATAGCTATCTTCGTATTCTTTGTCAACTTTCCATTTTCCCAACGAGGAGTAAGATACATAAAACAAACTGCGGCACAAGCTGCGCAGAAATCCTTGCCACGAGCTGTTCCGGAAGCAACAGCAGTCATCTTATTAAACTGTACGGAGTGTATGATGTCTTGCTGTTCTTTATCAAGGCGTGCTTTAAGTACGTCTGAACAGAACTTGCACCAATCATCACGCCATGCTTGCATATATAATGCTGCCTTGTCGCTCAAATTCATTATTATTCGATTTTATCAGGAAGTTCTTTCATCAAACTTTCAAAAGGACTAATATTAACATCGTTTTCGACTTTTTCTACATATCCACGTTTCTTTCCTTTCGTCTTCAGATAGAAGATTATGGCTGTTAAATCATCGTTATTGATAGCTGTCAACAACTTTGATTCAACAACATCAATCGTTTCTTCTTCAACCTCTTCTGCCTTTTCTTTGAACTTTTGATCAAGTTCTCTCCACTTGTAATAACAAGACCTTGTTATCCCGGACTTTTGGCAAGCATACGAAACGATCCCATGACTTTCACGGAAATGTTTCAGGAATAATTCTTGTCGTTGTTTCTTCTTCATATCATATAAACTTTACGCAATCAATCCTCCAGACTTCTACGAGTTGGAGGATGATTGATTTTGTTATCCAAACAGATCTTGCTGTACAGCACCAGCGTCAAGCTCTTTCATCTGCTCTTTTGTTGGCATTGGAGCAATGTTGTTCTTATCATAGAAACCATTTTTTTCACAATAAAAGAACCTACTCCAATCAAGCCTATCATAATATCCCTCAACATACGGATAAAGCGCTTTCTGTTCATCACGTATCATATCAGCCTTGGTCTTTCCAGCACGTTTTCCCTGCCATGTATGGCAGTCATACACGTAATCAGGGATCCTATCAAAGTTTCGTTCACATTCAGCTAAATCAAGCGTTTCGCGGCAGTTCAGAAGGTTGCAGGCAAACCAGTCTGCATCACGGTTCTTTCGAGCCCGAAGAAGAATGGTAACAGCACGTGCAATGAATAATGGCTGAGGATTCATTTCATCAGCCTTGCGTAATGCAACAAGCTCATGCGTTACGCAATCCCAACAATCTTCAGCTGAGATAATCATCAGTCTGTTCCAAAGATGCTTCCGGTATCTCACCATTAACTGACATGCTGCATAACCGGCATAAGCATCATGTCCCCTCCGTATTGCTTTCTGTAAAAGAGAAAGCATCTCGAACATATTGTGTCCGTTCTGTGTCAATAATTGTTGCTTCATTTTTTTATCATTGAATATCAATAGATTAGTATTTACAGCTTTTACTTGCTATTATCATATAACCACTTCCGATAAATTCTGTCACAAACATCTTCATCTCTTTCGAAAGGGCCAACAAGTGTATATATTACCTGTTCACGTTCGCCATAAGGCTTGATCGTCACCTCATACTCATCTGACGCGCATGGGTTATATACAATCCTCTTGCAATTAACTATTGTATTACCATACTTTTTCATAATCTCATATCTTTTACTTGTTAAACTTGTGTTATCTTTGGATATATAAAGATACAAATAAATAGCTGTAATACAATGAATTATAATCAGTATTTTCTTGTAAATTCAGATTATAATCAAGATTTAACTGTTAAAAACTATTGCCAAATCAGAACACAATATCTTTCATCTGAACGACGTTTCTGCATCCATGCGTGATGAAGTTGTTAGTCGTGTTGTACGAATACGCTCCAATGTTTCTGATAAGTATCTTATCTCCGATATTAGCTGGTCCGTTATACTCTCGTACAAGATAGTCAATCTCAACACACGAACAACCGAACACGGTAGCTTTCTCTACATGATTTTCATCTTTTCCGAAATGCTGGTATGACGGACTTTTGCAGATACAGGATGCACCGACATCTTCACGCTTTGTGTCAAGCACAATAAATGTATTTCCTTGTACTTCCTTAACTCCGATAATGGTTGCCAATAGGTGCATGGCATTTGATACGACAGGCGTACCATCTTCGGTAACGAGCATCTTTTCTCCGTTAGGATATGCCTTGGCCATTTCTATACCGATGACTTCGGCATACTCTTCAAAAGTTGGTACATACTCATTGAATTGTTCTTTGAAAGAATCATCCATACGACCGAACATATTTCCGCCAATATCAATGATAGAAGCTCCAAGCATATCTGCAAACTTAATCATGCTTTGCACTCGTTTCCTGAAAAACTCCAAACTCCGTGCTTGGCTGATGTGGCAATGCACAGACTTAATCGCGATGAATGGGAAGTTGTATTTGTTCAGCAGAAACTGAAAATCTTCTCCTGTAGTATCAAAGCCAAATCGTGATATAACTCCATTGCCAATATCGAAGTTTAGACGTACCCCTAATTCGATATGACGTTGCTTTGCATTTGACCAATCAACGAAATTCTTGAACTCATGCAGATTTTCTATGTTAACAATTCCACCATTCAGAGCAACATTTAACTTGTTGGCAAAATCAGGTATCACACCGTTGTAGATGATATTCTCATCACGTATGCCAAGTTCTTTTGCATAATGATATTCTTTGGGAGATACAACTTCTGCGTACTCTCCAAGTTTATCTACTTCCTTACAGAAATCTTGGTAGTAGTTTGTTTTATAACTGTACCCCATGTGATAGTTAGGATAGTATTTGTTTACCGCTTTTCTAAAATCGGTGATATTGCCTTTAAATGCCTTTATGTCACAGATATAGACAGGTGTTTGTATTTCTCTAACGTTTAACATTTATCTTAGCTTGGTTTTTCTTAAAATCATAATCAAAATACTTTCCCCACTTGTTTTTCATCGCAAGTCGGAATTGATAGTTCACTTTGGAATCAACGGTTGTTCCTCCTTCTAATTTGTCCTTTACACTCATTGAGTGAAAATATCGAGGTTGTAGGATAATTCGATTCATCAAAAGCTCCTGCATCATCATATCAATATCGGAAGTGGCAAAATCTTTTGGGTCAAACTTGGCTTTGAACGCTTTCTTGTTGATCCATCTTATACCGCCGGGCATACCTTTGAAACAGAACTCCTGCGTGTAATTGTACAATGCGAACTGCGGATTATCGCAAGCAAATCCCAAATTCAAATCATACAATAACTGGGCAATGCGTTCTATCTCTGAGGTAGCTATTTCACGATAATTATTGAAATCAGCTTTGATATTTGTATAGGTATCTAACCGATAACAAAAATGATTCAAATCATCGTCAGCAACAAAAATCACATCTTCAGGAGTATTCTCAATAACCCAGTACAGCGTTGTCATGAAACTCCATACGATAGTCCCATCATTCAGTGTGGCTCCTTGTGGAATAACAAGCAAGTCTTTAACGCCGGCATTCCTGTATGCTTCCTCTTCCTTCCAGCGAACAACATAAGTGCAATACTCAAGCAAATCTTGCGTGAGTATTCTGTCTGGTCGCTGATAAGACATGCAGTAGATGTTAAATGAAATATCTTGTTTCAAAATACTTCTTCATTTTAAATCCAACATTGATTTCCCTCTGATCATTCTCATATTCATATCCAAGAAGCTGTTTACACCGCAGATAAAACATGTTACAACCAGCATTACTTACGAAGTTGAGAGAAGCATTCACACGTGGATTGATTTCAAGCAAAGTCACTTTTCCATCTTCTTCAAGTATGAAGTCAAAGCAAGCATTACCGTCTATCTTCAATTTCTTACAGATAGTGCGTGCAATATCGTATGCCTGTTCGTTTGGTTTGATTTCAGCATACATCATAGAACCGAACTCCAACACGTATCCTACATAACCGCAGATGTGGGTTACTTCGCCGTGGTCGGCCAGCACACTTACAGAATAATCAAGTCCGTTCTTGTATTCCTGCACGATAACTTCGTGGTCTTGCTTGTCAACGATTTGGCAAAGTTGTCCAAACGAAATGTAGTGCTTCTTGCCGAACCTATGGAACAAATTCACATCAACACACTTTTCATTATCAACAACTGCGAATCCACGTCCTCCACACATATTAGCAACCTTGCAGCAGATTGATCTATTTATGCTATCGCTGAAACGCATAAGCTCACTGACATCTTTAGCTACAATCTGCTTAGGCATATACTCTCCAAACATCTTATGCAACGCAATCTTGTCGTTTGCAATTTTCATGGATTCAGGTGAAGTTACTGATATGTAGATTCCATGCTTCTCAAACTCTTCCTTGTGGTCTGCCATTGCATCCAAGTCTATAGATGTTACTGGGAATACAACATCAACATTCAGCTTCTTACACAATTCAAGAAGCGTTGGGAAATAGCTTTCATCGGAAACTTTAGGAACGACAAAAGCCCCATCACATTCTCCTTCTTTAGGCAAATCCCATTCAACGGAGTTTACGCAATACACATTGACTTGAGTTCCTTCGTAGTTATTTTTCAGGCAGTCTATCATGTTCTTGACATGAATGTTGCTGCACGTTATCAATACGTTTATTGACTTCATATTTTCATTTATTATCAGATACAATCTTTGCTTTCATTTCATCATACCAAATGGCACGAGCTTTGATTTTACGCTCTCCATTCTTTCCTTTCGCCACTAATACTTTCTTCCCATCAATTCCAAGAGCACGAGTAAGGTTGAGATAATCTATCTCATTCCGGCATACAATCATAACATAATCGTACTTCTCATACCGTATAAGTTCCATGTCCTTAATCTTCGCATCTGTATTCGGGTCAATCTGTGGTAACTCCAAACCTAGATTAAGATTAAGGTCGGCAGTCCATTCGGCTAGTTTATCCATATCCCAATCACCTGAATGTGTATTCGCCTTAATATTGATGGCACGAAGCTCAGGCTGGGAATATCCAATCAACTTCTTACATAGAACAGTAGCATTATCGCCTTTGCTTATTCTTAACGCATTCACACGCTGGTGTCCTGATATGATATTATTATGCTCATCTACGACAATGATACCGAAATCGCCAAACTGTTCAAGCGACTCCTGCAACTCTTTGGCTTTCTTCTTGGTAATCTTTCTTGGATTACCTATTCCATCTTTCAGCTCAGAAAGCGGTATTTCGACTACTTCAATACTTTTTCCCATCCAGTTCTTGTCATTTCAAGTCGTTCAACTTCAGGTTTTATAAAACTGCTACCAACACGCACAAAATGCTTGTTGATGGCGTTTCTGTATGAAGAGACATTCTTCGGATTGATGTATAGATAAACCAAGTCAAGCCTTAATTCCTCATACGCATATCGCAAGGCAAGCAGAGTTGCCTTACTTACAATTCCTTTACCCCATAGATCCTGCCGCATGATACAGTAACTTAATTCGGCAGCACCGTATGCGATATTCTTCAACGTGATGTAACCTACAAACTCACCTTCAGCGATAATGGCAAACATATCGTTGTGAGGGTTATCAAATGCAGCTTTCAAGTATGCAGTTTCACTTTCAAGTGTGGCTGGCATAGGAGCTTCATTTTCCATAAACGTCCATAATTCCGGGTTATTCCGCAACCTCCAACTGTAGTTTGCGAAATGTTCAGTCATGGGCACAATCTTTACTTTCATACAAACTGCTCTATTATATCGTTCATACTATAATACTTGTATTCTGCCAACCGTCCACCAAAAATGACATTAGGTTCTTTGTCGGCAAGATCTTTATATCTGGAGTATTTCGACAGGTTTTCTTCTGTTGGTATTGGATAACACGGTGAGCCATTTTCACTATAATCACAAGGTGTTTCGTAGGAAATAACAGTCCCTTTACACTGCGTTTTAAGGAAATGCTTATGCTCAATCATACGGGTGTATGGTGTATCTCCATCGGTGAAGTTCACAACAGCGTTTCCTTGCTGGTTATCAATGTCAGATAGATAGATTTCTTTGAACTTCACAGAACGGTAGTCCAACTTCCCGAACTTGTAATCATAGAACTTATCTATCTGACCGGTGTAAATAATTTCTTTAGCAATGCTTTTAAACCATTCAACATCATCAAAGAAATCATTTTCAGTCCAGACATCTGAGCCAATGAGCAAGCGCCTGATAAACTCAGTATATCCACATTCTGGAATACCTTGATACCTCTCATTGAAATAGTTGTTATCAAACGTGTAACGCACAGGAATACGCCTCATTATAGATGCAGGAAGCTCTTTGCACTCCTTACCCCATTGCTTTTCTGTATACGCCTTAATGAACGTTTCGTATATCTTTTTCCCAACAGTGGAAAGACAATACTCCTCAAGATTGCTGGGATTGTCAAATACAACTTTATCTTTCTCTATGGCATCAAACGCAGCCTCAGGAGTAGTTACTCCGAATAGCTGGTTGAACGTATTCATATTGAAAGGTAGATTATAAATCTTTCCTTGATAACAGACAATTGGAGAGTTTACGAAAGGAACAAAATCGCAGATGCTATTCACAAAGTTCCAGACTTTCTTTGAATTGGTTCTGAATATATGAGCACCGAACTTATGTACTTCAATGCCATGCACATTTTCAGTATAGCAAAAACCACCTATGTGTCCATTCTTTTCTATTACAAGGCATTTCTTTCCTTGCAGCGTAGCTGTATGTGCAAACATTGCTCCATACAATCCAGATCCTACAATAAGATAGTCATACTTGGGTTTTGTCATACTATTTTCGGTTATGTATTACTTCATACATTATTTCGTTGTATCGGCAGGATTCGAACCTGCACGAATTGTCAGTTCTTTGCATCTATGGATTGACAATCCAATCATCGAGCATAGCGTCTTCCATTTCCGACACGATACAAACGATAGTCTTTCCTATCAGCCAGATTTCTAACACCAGTTATATGAAAGGAATCGAACCTTTCGTACTTACCTAACCTCAATCACCGAGCCGACTTGAACGGCATTCGCGGAGATGTAGAGTTCCGACCTCTATTCGATTTAACGAACCTTTGGTTTAGCAAACCAAGTCAGCTCCATTGCTGATTACTATCTCCATATGGAGCAAGAAGGAGTATCCTTGTTTGCTCCATTTCTGCTGTAAAATTACAAATAACGATTGAAAAACAAACACTTTTTATATAGAAAATTACGATAAAAGTACATTTTAAGGTAACTTTATGATGAAAGCACGATTTTTCATCTATATGAAATGCTTTAAGTTCTTTATTTGCTTCTTATCAGACTTGCTGTTAGGTTGATATTGCCATTCGATATGCGAGCAAATGGCACAAGCCATATTCTTAGCAAGTCTCCAATTTTGTTCTTTAATTTCTTCTTCCGTTACAGCTCCACTTTTGCAGAGTTTATCAACTATTTTAGCGTAATCAATCTGCTGGAATAGTTCTTGGACTTTCTTAGTAAGTTCTGTTTGTTCTTTGCTGATGGTTCCCATTGCTCAATTCTTTATTCGTTATGACTTAAATTCACATTTCAATACTCCGTTGTTATACAGCCTTACAGCAACTATTCTAACGCTGCTTGATATGTATCTTCCAACATCACTTCTTAGCTTTCTTTCGAGTTGCAGAGCTTTTACGAGGCTCTTAGTACGTTTCTTTAATGTTTTCTTGAAGCCGAATACTACATCTTCAGTATCAATCTCAAATGAGTATGTAGTGGAATACATCACTCTTTGAAGTTCTTTCGTCAGTTCTACTGCTTTATTCATTGCTCTACGATTTATATATTATCACTCGGTAATTTAACCCCTGCATTGTGTAATGCGATTGTCATTTTTCCTATAAAGCTGTTCAACTTGTTAAAGTCATAAACTCGTTGAGGAATGCTCATTGCCATTTGGCATTGGATGCTGTCTAAACCGAAGTTTACAGCCGTATTTACTATATTATTAATGAATGCTTTTTCTTGAAGTTCTTTATTTGTTTTCATTGCTCTCATGTTTATTTGTTGATACTTGGCTAGTTATTCAAAGACTGAGAAATCATCATTCCCGATTTCATCCCTTACTATTGATTTGACGTTTTCAATATCAGTATCGACTGATATAATTATGCAGCTACTGCCACTGCTTCTGCTTGGAACAAATTCAAAGCCCATTGCGTCATTGATAAACATATTGATGAGAATAATTAAACTATCATTGCTTGCATAAATTCTAAACTTCTTCATTGCTCTTATTGTTTAAGTTGTTATTTTGGATATGTAAAGATACAAATAAGTATTTGATTATCAAAAGGTTATATCTTTTATTTTCGTCATAAATCGCTACAAATCAAATATTTAACTTTTGATTACATACCGTTTGCGAAACTCTCGATACTCTCTATTTCTTCATCTGTAAGCAAATGCTTGTACTCTTGCTTATACTCAACTCTTCCTTTCCAAATGTAGGCATACGTTCTGTAATCACCGAGTTCTTCCATAAGGGCATCACAGCATACCCAACAGCCACCTGGAAAGACAAAAATCAATCGTTTTGCGTTTGGATTCGTGTTGATGGCAACAAGGTCGTTATACATTTCACCACCAACTATAAATGAAATATAATCCAAAAACACACCACAAAAGAGTATCTTTTGGTCTGTAACAACTATGTCATTATCTACAGATGTAACCTTAAACTGGTTACGTTTCTTATCAATGTAGGACTTACCTACTTTGAAAAAACATTCTTCTTTCATTGCTCTACGGATTAAAAACTTGGGTCGATATAATGATTCTGATAATGCAGCATAAGAATAACCCCATCTTTATACGATTGTCCTTCAGCAACCCAATATCCATTTCTTCTTTTAGTAAACACTTTAGGAGCTCCTTCAAGTTCAGGTAGTATTTCATACTCACCTGCATAATAATCAACACATTTCGTTTTGTTGAAAGTCACTTCAATCTTGCATGGAGAAACTATTTTGGTTACAGTTGCTGCACGCTTATCAGAGTAATAACATATTGTACACCCCAATCCTACTTCAGGGACAAGATTCTTGATGGCATTCAACTTGTCTTTTTGCATCTGTTCACACCAATCAGACAACTTGATTCCACCTGGGTATTTACGATTCTCTATTTCATGGAGAATATCAAAACTTTCTTTGCTGGTTAATTTACTTGATGTTTTCATTGCTCTATTTTATATACAAACACTATCAATCTTCACATGTAACACTTTCCATACTCCAATAGCTAAATCAAGAGTTCCATCTCGATTGATCTTCTCAATTACAAACCTCTTTTGAGGATAAAATTTGTAAGTGACCTCACGCCCTATTTTTGCATTAAACTTTCTCATTGTTCAAATACTTTTCTATGATTATTTCTTTTGACTTCATTATCATGGAATCAGTATCAATTCCAATTTGCTGGTAGAATCGACTGTTTCCAGTAAGACTTTCGCTTGCTATTTGCAACGTCCTGCGTTCTTCATTAGTAAAACCAATCCGGAATGTCCGAAAGATGGCAAGTGCTTCTTTAAGACATCCGGATTTGAATAACTTTACTGCTTTCTCTGTTTTCGTTCTCATATTCTGATATTCAAGTGTGTAACTTTGTATATGTAAATATACATATAATATATTGAATATCAAAGAGTTGCATTCTTTATTTTCAGGGTAATAAACAATTAAATCCCAAGGACTTGCTTGTACAACTCAAAGTTCTTATTTTCTATCTCTTCATCTTCAGGATAGCGTTTGGCTATGGCATACCACTCATGAAAGCAATCGGAGCAGTACCAGCAATTAAGAACAGCAATGTAGAAACCATCATGACTGGTGCAAGAACCGCAACTATCGCAGATCCCAGCACAACCATATTCACTGAGGGCACACATCATTTCACCACGAGTGGCTTGTATGACCTTGAATCCTTTCTTGTTTTCGTAAACTTTTGCCATAGTAACTATGTTTAATCAATTAGATATTCCAAATCTATTTCAAACTCCCATTTGGACACTGCAACATATACACGTTTTCTTTTATGCCGGTTCCACTTCCAATACACATAAATTGTTTCTTCCATATCCTGAATAATTCCTACAAAATGGCACACTTTACCAAATAGTTTGAATGTGTCACCAATACGAATATTATCTAAAGTGAGTTTTTCAGCTTTCATAATCCTCCGTATGATAAAATTCACGACCTTCAAAATCATCAGCTGTAAGGACTATGTCTTCACAATTGACCATATCTTCCACTTTTTCAAAAGCGGCATCTTTATCTTCCGCTTCTACTTCCACTACTTTGGAAAGAATTTCTACAACTTTAATCCTGTACTTCATATCGTTTATTTTTCTATTTGTTCCATTAAACACATCGTTTCTTGAATAACAGATTGTTTCCCCCAGTTGTATTCATCATCACCATGATGGAATGTATCAAATCCGAATATCCACCAATCATCACCTATTTCCGTATTATCTGTGATAAATTCCGCATCATTCAATATGGGATTTCTTTTCCCGACATACTTGGGATTATATTTTCTTTTGCTTCCAAAAGATTCTTCACCGTTTATTACTGGTTCAGAAAATGTGATACCACCATGTACGTATATATCCTCAATATCAGAATAAGACATTCCATGATATTTGTTTGCAGGAGGGACAACTACATATCCATTATGCGTACCATGATCTACCATAGTGGACTTAAACCATTTATTCGATTTTATGAATGCAACTGCTTTATTTTCCATAATCTATATGTTTTAACAATTCAGGATTATCAAACACATTTCCAAGTACCTCAATACTATCGCAATCCAAATCAAACTGGAGCAGAGGGATAGTAAGATACGGGCACTTTTCCAATTCTTGGTTTATTGGATATTCCGCTTTGCACAAGCGTAAGCCAAAGCAAGCAAATCCATCCATGTAAACCACTTCCCCATCACAGATGCAATCCTGATCCGGGACAGCGCATCCATTTACAATGTCATCGTACTTGTAATTGATAGAGATATAATCATGCTCATACACTTCTTTGCCGTTATTATCGTATAAGCCTACAAACTGTCCTACGGTATCAGGATTAACTTCGTATTCAACAAACTTTCTTTTGCCACATTGTCGTAAATCGCCATAGACCCACTTTAATGTATTAAGGCTCTTTGCTCTAAACTTTATTTCTCTTTTCATAACTAATTCATCCATTCATCATAAATTTCTTCCCAATTATCAAACAATCCAACTCTTGAACCAAAAGCGTTATAACACTGCTCTACAGTTTCTTTTGCTGGAAAATATCTTCCATCACTCAACATTATATAGCCATCATTAATTTGCTGTTGAAGAAGTTCCATATCAACTGGCATAACTTCATCTGGGAACAGGACAACATCTCCTTTGCTCGTTTGGTAACTTATTCTTGGTAATTCATAATGACCGCACTGACCAGTAAGTAATGAACACAAACCTATTTCTCCTGTAATAAGATGAACCTCTGTGTTCGGTGCATTTATCACCATAAAATATGCGTTCGTGTCATTCTTGAAGTGGTTTACCATTCTTCCTACAATCTTTGTATCACACTTTTGCATTCTTGCGTCAAAATACACACCTAGCCCATCATGATCTATGATATAATTCCTAACCTTGTCCCAAGTCCTTACAGATAAAAATTTTGGAGATGGCAGGTTTAATGTTTTCTCCGTTCCATCATCATATTTCAATTCATGCTGAACATATTTTCTCCTTGCTGGAATCAGACACATATTAGTAATGTCAAAGCTTTCATCATAACCATTTTCAACAGTATATTCCTCAAGAATAACGTTTTCGCTTGCTGTCAATTCATCCACAATCTTTTGAAACTCAGATTTAGCATTGTATAACAAGTTGCAAGTATTCATCTTTTCCTGAATAGGAATTTGTGCAATAAGTTTTATAGGGTATTCCCTTTTTTCATTATCATAACACATATTCTCAACAATACCACATTTTACCTTTCCACATCTTTCGTAAAAGAAGTCCAGGGTTCTAATAACGTCTTGAGAACTTAATTTTGTAGGCTGAGTAACAAATAATACGTAACTCGCTTTAATCCTACTAAGAAGTTCTATATGCACATTTGTCACACTTGGCGGAGTGTCAATAAGAACAAAATCCGGATTAATCTTTCTAAGTTTTCTCTTGGCTAACTCAAGATATTGTCTTATCATTGATTTTTCCAGATATATGAAATTATTAAACATGTTTCCGGTAGAATGTACCCAAATATTTTCCTCCGGATGATCGCCACTAAACTCAATATTCATAGAAGGAGTATTAATATCCGCGTCGATAATAAATACTTTCTTTCCTTGTTCAGCAAGTAATCTTGCCATATTTGCGGTTGTAGTTGTTTTTCCAACACCGCCTTTACCTGAATATATAATTACTGCTTTCATATCTGACTTGCTAAATATTCATTATCACATTCCAAGCATTCAAAATCAGAACCTTCGTATCTGCTTGGTATCAAAGCATTATCACACACAGGGCATTTTGGAAGTAAGTCTTTTATAAACCCTACCTCAATACCAAACTCCCCGGAATGAGATCTTATATCATTGGCATTATCACACGCACCTTCGCTGTCATCATCATATAGTTTGAATACTTCTATATCCGATGAGAACAACTGGTAAGCCGCTTCCTTGCTGATAACAAGCCATACAAATCCGTTCTTTGTTACTTTCGTTTTCATATCATTGTACTTTGTGTTAAATCATTCCTTTATCAGACATTGACAAATAGCTGTCTTCTGTAATAACTATACTATCTAATAACTTCACATCAAGCATTTTCAAACCATCACGTATTTTAGCCGTCAACCTAACATCCTCGTTAGACGGATTTGTATTTCCTGACGGATGATTATGTAAAAAAATTACTGCTGGTGCAAGTGCATCTATTGCGTACTTGGCAACCAGTCTTACATCTACAATCGTAGTGCATATACCACCTTGTGAAATCTTAGCATATCCAGTTACATTATTTGCCTGATTCATAAGTAGGATAAACGAACTTTCGTATATGCTTATGTCATCGTGATAAAATTTCCGAGCGAAGTTTACAGCGTCTTCTGCAGAATATATCTTAGCAATCGGAAACTCTTTCTTTTCAGCCTTCAAACTGTATTCTACTGCTTTCTTTTTCATTGCTCTATTTTGATTGTGCAGGGCTTTCACCCTGCTGGTTAAACTAATTTCTTATCTTTTATCAACTACCAAGTAATATTCAGCTAAGCATTTCACCCATTGGATTCTGTATTTCTTAGATGGGTTATTCCATTCAATATCCCGGATAGCAGAAAGAATGTCAGATACACTTTCTTTGTAGTATCTTGCAAGTATTGTTAATACGTGCCAGCTTTCTTGCGCTGTAAAATGCAACGAGCTTCTATATCTTTTAGCTGTTTCATATACTCTTTTTGCAAATGTTTCGTTCGTTTCAAACTCTTCTTTTCTGATATTGAATAAATCTGTCGCTTTCATTGCTCAATTATTTAATAGTGTTCTTTTAGTATAGTAAAGATACTAATTATTAGCTTGTTATACAAATATAACCATCTAATAATCAGCATCTTAAACTTAGTTTAACTTGATTATTTTAATCGTGTTGGCTGGCTACTTTTTTTTCATTATATCAAGTGATATGCGTTCAGGATGGCAAAAACGTAGATGATGACCGTAACAAGACTATCCAGGAATATCGCCCATACTCCCAATTTTTGAATCCGGCTGAAACTCATGGCCAAGACGACGAGGAAACATACCCACTGGCTTGAAAACAATCCTATCCCCAGCAATAAAAGTCCGATAGTATCCATGAATAATGCAACATGAAGCCATGGATGCGCCATCAGATACCATCTTTTTGATGTCTTATCCAGCTTCTGAAAGACTTTTACATCTCGGTATAAGGATTTACATCTGAACAGCTTTGCAAGCTCGTACAAGGCTTGTATGATGATTAAGGCGTAGAATACATGTTTCATGGTCAGTAGCTTTTATCTCCGTGCTTATATGGTCGAAGTTCATTGTATTTCATCTTCTGCTTGATGTGCCAAAGTATATCAAAACCTATGAGTTCAGCCTTACAGCATATTTCCTGTAGAATGCCAACAAACAAGTATCCAATCGGATAATTATTTTTGTTAAATCCCGATATAACCCGTGTCACATCATAAACCCATTCGGTAAAAGTCAGAGATTTTCGGCTATTTTTATGATCATCACTGTTATAAATGGGAAAAGATATATCAGAAAGATTAATTTTTCTCAGTCCTGCTAAATCGAAAATACGTATGCAAGCGTCGGCCAGCTCGTCTTCTACCGTATCTTTTATATATTTATCGAACACAAGTATATAAGCCACATCATAAGCATCATTACGTAACCTTTGTTCGGTCACGATATATTCAAATTCTCTAACAAACCTGTCTTTTGAAGCATATCGCCCTTTCCTTTCAGCGTCCACGGCTTCCATAAGTTCAGATATTACCAGGCAAAGGAAATGTTCATCACTCAGATCTTCTTCGTGCCATCCGTGTTCTACTGCACACTGGTAGGCTTTATCTCTTAATTCATTTAAGTTCATAGCAGCTTCCTTTTCTTTTCAATAATCATCTCTGCAATCTTTCCGTATGGATACGAAGTAAGACGGTCTCTCATTTCTTTCGAAATGTCGTTTCTCCAGTATCCTGAATTTAATTCATCACATATTTCATTATACAATTTATCAAATAGTGATTTATTCCTTTTCATCCTACCAGGATGCGTCATCCAGCCGAACAACTGCATAAAACAGTTCTTTATTTCTTCTTTTTTTGTCGGAACGCTTATCGTAAATGTTTTCATCGCTTAATCCTCCAAATTATAATTCCAAAATCCCAATTTACCTTTCACATTCAGAACAGGCTTATCAAAAAGAACCGCATCTTTTAAAACCCAGTTCCAACACCCTTTCTCTGTCCAGACAGACGGATGGTTCTGTACACAATCGGCTATTACTACGCTGCCAATGATGGCACCTTTGGGAAATCCGTCATACGTACAGTTAAAAATCAAAGATTGTGATTTATTCCTGATTGTATAATATTGTGGTAAGCTGTAGTTAAACACCGGCTTACTCGATGAAGCATGGATCAGTACCCTTTGACCGATATACTTCTTAGGGCACCTCCATGTTCGGTTCTCGATGTCTTTGATACCGTGAGTGATTAGGCTCGCCCACGGCTGCTTGATGGATATTGTTTTCATCTCTTCTTATGTTTCAATCGTATTATAGCATCCTTACGTGAATATCCCATTACCTTTTCGCCTTTGATGCAAAACTCTTTTAATTCACGATGTACGGGTTGCTTTTTGTAGCCAGGATTGTATTGCGAACTATCTGGAAACAATGAATCGAAAACTTTATTCGGGTTCTCAGACGCTGCCATCATTAATATAACTGGCAGCAATATTGATTTCATTCCTCTTCTAATCATTGCTTATCCTCCCATCCTTTTATTACGGTTAAATCTATAAACCAGTCTCCTATTATTGGTATCGCATAATGATATTGGTTTACGAATCTAATTTCAGGTTTAGCTATTTCAACAAAGTTTCGCTCTATTTCCTCTCCAAAACTATATTTACTTATTTCTTCCAAAAACTGTTTGCATAAATAATCTGGGTGCTCGTAATTTAAGTTCCAGCGTACTGCAATTAAATCTAAATCACGCATAAGGCTACCATGAATTGCCAAAGCATATCCACAGTTAGCTGCAATTCTGCGGAGCTTTTCCAAAACACAAGCATAAAACATTGGTTTCGGATTATAATTTATCTCAGTCTTTGTTTTTGCCATAATTAATCCTCCTTATTTAGTTTTCTTTTTAACCCTGCTATTCCTTTTGCTTCTTCCAGTGAAACACCGGTCTCTATGATTTCAATAAATCTGTCTCTACCTAGCTTCTTGTATATTGGTATCCATTCGACCAATACAAGGTCTACCGGTTCTCCGGAAGGTATGGCCATATTACCATCTCCAACATAGTGTTTAGAGGCCGGATTTGATAATTCTACCAGTGTGATACCATGCTTGTTGCATATCATATAGATCTTACCGTTGATCCTTACGCCTCCGTAGTATTTCGCTATCGAAAATTGGGAGTTGGCCCACTGATTTTCTGTCATTAATATTGTTTCTTTAGGCATGATCAATCCTCCGTATATTATATCAAATCTTTAATGTATGCCCATCTGATTACAAATTCATGAAGTGAAGGAGTAAAATATCCGTAGATATTCCATTTCCCATTGTTCGTACCTTGATTCTCTATTCTCCCAATATGAAATCCTTTTCTCATTGGATCATTCAGAAGAACTAAACACTCTTGCATTGGATCAGGTGTAATGGATGAATCATTCCAAACGCTATTTATACGCCAGTTGGCGCCATCAATAAAGGCTTCTTCTACATCTATTTCAATCTCCCTTTTGTCATTTGGATATTCATTTTCTTCATACAATCTAGACACGTAGCTTTGCGCAATGTCTATTATTACTTCTCTTTTCATTTCCTTTCTTTTCTCCTTTCCACCTATCCCAGCAGGATATACATCACTACTAGGAACAGGTAATACAATTTTGTTTTATTCATTCGAAACTTGTCTTAATGCTTCAAGTATCCCTTCGCTGAAAGCTTCTTCGTAGGTCGCGTAAAAATTATATGGTTCGGGTTCCCATCTCCAATCCCATTCATCATTGCTATCGAGTTTGTCTATCGTAAAAGTAAAGTTCTCGGATTTTGATCTTGGAATCTCCAAAGGAATAGCATTGACATAAAGATTGTGTTGGTTTCTCAACCATTTCTGCGCTTCATATAAAGAAGGGCGTGAATAGCAACCTTCCGATTCATTGAAATTCTCTGGTGCTTGACAATTCCAAATGCTCCCCGTTTTTGTATATTGTGAAAAACAAGGTTCATTAAAACCTTTTTCTTTCAGCAGCTTCGCCACCTCAAAGCTTACGTAATCTTCTTTATTCATATCATTCAAATTTTAATTCAAATTGTCCTCTAGGTTCTTTATATCCGGAGTTAGCCAGCATGAAAGCGTCCCGTAAGGCTACCATAATCTTTTCGCGCATAGCCTTAGATACATGGTTCTTATCAGCTTCGCTGTTAATCAGCAAGCATTTCTCAAGACTACCGTTTATAGGTTTCTCATCGAGGAACAAACTGTATTCGGTGAATATCCGGTTTTGCAGTTTACCTTCCTTTTCTTCCGCTTCCGTCTGATAACGTTCGAATGCGGTATCCTGAATTGTTCTCAGGCATCTTTGGCCTCTTTCGCTTCTGCAACCCTGTTTTTCGTTCTCAAACATGATAGATAAAGCACGTCTCTTACGAACATTCCCAAGCTTAGCCCAACCGTAATATACTTTCAACTTTTCCATAAAATGCAATCTTTAGCAGATCCTGTTTTCTTACCATTCAAAGCGGATTCCAACGACTTGCGTGTTTTCGCCTTGAAGAGATCTCTTGATCGTGTGACGGGATATACCTAATACATCGGACGCTTCTGAGAGAGATGTGAAGACTTTCCTCTTACCATTCTGGAAGACGGCAACAACCGGTTTCCCTGGCCTTCCCATCTTGATAGGTGGATCTTTTTCTTCTACATAGCACGGTACTTCACCGCCGGTGTATAACTCGAACTCCGAGCAGCGAACCCACAGTTCGGATCTTCCAAGGGATGCCTCATGTGTCTTCCGGTTGAGATCTCTCACATGGCATATCTTTCCCTCGAACACGACTTACGAGCCTATACGTACTTTCTCATCAAACTCCTTTATTTTCATTTTCGTACTCCTTATCCAATTCATTCAACATTCGTTTGTACTTTTCAGCTACTCTATAACATCTGATAGATTCGTTGAAACGGATACGGCCAACCAAATACGAACGATGCTTTTCATAATTCAACTTATTCATTTTCACATCTTATTCCTGCATTTTCTATTACTCTTTCAAACTCTCCTTCCCCCAATATATTCACAATAAATGCGTTGAAAGCTTCCGTAACTTTACCTTGGTATATACGATCATCTATTCCGAATACTTTTGTCGCCAACTCGTTGCATAGCTTGATCAGATGGTGGTTAAACTTGTCCATATACAGATAATCCAAAGAGTCACAAGTGTACTGTATTCCGTACCGGCTCTGTATAGCTTTGACGAAAAAGTCACGTGTACAGTGACCAACCTGTGTAAGCATACCCATTGCAAGTAAAGAAGAAAGGACCGTGTTATTGATGCCGGTCACATTGTCCTTCAGTAAACTATTGGATATACTGAATACCAGTATGTCGATATGCTTTTTGTACTTGTCTTCCATCTCGATCATCAGGTCGGCAAACTCAGATTCGCTTACCTGCGTATGCTGCCTACGCAATATGGAGTAAGATCTTACTTCCAGCTTCATCTGCTTGAACAGTTTCTTTATGTTATGCTTGTAATAAACCGAAGTCTGTACTTCATGTTCGATTTCCAACATTATCCGTTCTATTTGGTCATTGCAGTACAACGCAACATATTCGTACCTGCATTCAGTTCCGAATGGCTTGCGAGTTGTCTGTAAGTTTATAAGCCCTGATCTACCGTATCCACTATCATAAAAATCGTACACATTACATACTGAACGATAGATAAATTTTGGCAATTTAGGTTTTCTTTTTTCGCTCATGATTATTTCTTCCTTCTGCTGTCTCCTGTCACAGCAATCAAGTTAAACATCTCTTTTCTTCTGTCCCTGATATAATCCCCATAAATATTTTGTACTTCATCAGGCATAAGGTTTGTAGTAACATAAGTCTTTAAATGAGTTTGTTGCCACAAAGCATACCGTATATGAAGTATGTGCTGGAACACATTTAACTCTGTCCCGAAATACTTAGATGGTATGGGTTCACGACCAAGTTCATCGAAACACATGGGAACAGGTCCTTTGCAAAATCCGTCAGGATTAAGCAAATATTTATCTATATTCCCTGTCAAAGCATATTCAGCAGCTACTTGGCTGCATATATAAACTCTGAATCCATCGTTTATCCGTTGCATGAATTTGGAGAATACGAACATCAAAGTACTTTTGCCTGTACCGATTGGCCCATCAAGCCAAATGCCCTTATTCAAATCTAATTTTCCGGGAATGCCGATGAAATAATTGAACAAATCAGATACAATCTGCTTATTGGAATCATCTATTTTGAACATTCCACATGTCGCTTCATCAGCTACATTTAGGAATAATCGTTTTAATCTAATTATCTCATCTTTGCTCCTATTCTTCGCCATAACCGGAGGTTGATGTAAGATTTGTTGGATTGTTGTTTCTATACCTGTCATTTCTGTAACTTTGTTTTTGCATTTCATAATGCAGCCATGATGAAAAATGGAACTTTGCATCCTTGGCCGATTTTTTAGTTTCACCTCGATTCTGAAGTATTTTGAAAAAATCATCTATGTATCTGTTGAATCTTTCAAGATTTATTGAATTATTCATGCAGAACATTTCAATCCAATATTTGTCAGATAGAATCATTTTCTTGCAATCTGAAAGTTCAATATCGACAGAATCTGATATTTCCTGAGAGAGAGGAGCGGTTTTAACCGCGTCTTTCTTTTTATCTCCTTTAGGAGATATTTCTTTTTTTCTTTTTACCTTTATACTTTGTCCGGGATTGCATACATTAATTGAATTATTGCATACATTAATTGAATTAATGTCAACATTAATTAGAAATTCCGGTACAACTTCAGTTTCATTCCTTCGCTTTGTTATCTCAAAAAATCGCTTCTGAATCCCAGCTGATGTCAGTATTCCATACGCAGAATATTTATCCACATCAAAGAACCCAACTTGAACGGATTTAAGTAATACTTCTTTAACACAACCCTCAGACACCCCAACTTCGTCAGCGATGCAAAAAGGAAGGTCTTCATCCCACGATATGTAATACCCTTTACCACGATAGATATTACACAGCAGGCAGATTATTACAGAACCTGCATTTGGACCACAAGCCTTTACTATTTTCCGGATCTTAACGTCTGAAAAAAAACTGACATCCAAAGGAAAGTAGCTTATTCCCTGTTTAATAGGTCTTCCAGCCATCTCTAATAAGTCTTTTTCTCATTGTTATTCAGTTTATTATTAATGATATAAAGGTAGTGATTATTTAATGATTTATACTACATAACAATCTATAAATCAATATCTTAAACTTTATTTTCAAAGTTCAAACAAATGGTAACAAGTAGTATGAAGGTTCACAAATTCTTCACGAGGAGGGAATATTTGAGCTACTTCCATATCATTCGGAAGAAACAGATAACGTACTTCCTTGATTTGTTGATACCCAAGTGGATATTTAGCGGAAACACTCAAATGCCATTTATCATTATCCTTTGTTACAAGTACATACATACCTTTATATTTGAACACTCCAGTAGAATAAGTGCCATATTTATCTTCCCTGTATTCTGGATTGATTCCAAGTTGATCAGGATCACGAAGTTTTTCTAATTCTTGCTTTCTCATATATATTTCTTATTACTTAATAAACACAGCCGTATCATTCAACGTCTTAACTATTCCAATCTTTCCATCAGAATATAGTTTGTTAAGCTCTGATCTTGTTTCTTTGCTCACCTCGTTCATCAGATGAGCAAACTCCACATGGTCCGGGACGATGTTTTTTTCTCGTCTCTCGTCTTGAAGCTTGGATATGATGTTTAAGATGTCCATCACTCTTTGTCTTTTAAGTACATCTTTACTAATTCCATAAACTCATTCAACGAATAGCACAATGAGTATTTGTATCCTTGCGATTCAACCGCCTGCTGGAACTGCTTCTGCGATTCCTGTTGCCTGCCTTTCGGTTTCTTCATCTCTATATATAAGCCATGATAGAAGCGGTTAGGAACGGAAAGGAAGATGTCGGCAACACCGGCAAGCGCACCTTCGGCTTTCAATATAGCACCGGTTACAGCGTTCCGTTTGCCGCCATTTGGAATCGCATATAGCAGTCCGGCGTACTCTGGGTATTGCAAGCGGAACCACCGGACGCATCCTTGTTGTATTCTTGATTCTATATTCAGCATAATCTGTATTGTTTAATTTGTCGTAGCCGGTGGCGGGATCGAACCGCCTTTTCATCCGTTAGGATGCGTTCTACCATGTAAACTAACCGGCTTAATTATCAAAATCGAAGTCATCAAAATAATCCGGATCATCATCCGGCATATCATAACCAAAGTCCATAAGCATTTTTTAATAACCCCTGCATATCCATCCCGGACGGCAGGGGGAAACATTCTAATCAGCTATTTATAAAAATTGTACCTTATGTAGTATCATCCTAAAATTGCCCAGTCCGGCAGGTATTCATTTTCCATATAAATTATCATTTACGATTAAACTTCAATAATTACGATGTCTGGAGCAATGAGTCTAATGTGTTTGAGCTGTTCGTCAATCACCTTATTCTTGTATTCCTCAATGGCCTCATTCGCACCAGCAGATACCAAAGAAAGGGAAACGTCACGACCATCCACATCTGCATAGATTTCAACCTCGATTTCTTCACAGGCGAATCCTTTGAAAAGAGGAATATTCAACTTGAATGATTTAGGAAGATTGGAATCAACTACCTGAGAATAGTTGTCTACTTTGCTACCGTTTTCTTCTTTACTACGTTCAATGTCCTGATTAACTTTTGCCTTAAAATTCTTCAAAGTGGAGACCAGCATCATGTTCTCTGACTTATCCTTGAAGAAAGCACGGTGCATCTTGAAAAATTGAGACAGTTTGATAGGTTCCCACTTCTTATCGGTATTGATGCCGAACTCAACCATCTCTTTCGATTCCTGAAGCACTCCGGATATCTTGGTCTGATAGTAGTCCGTTTCATTAATACTTAGGCTCATCGCCATTCTGTCACGGTTCACGATAATGTTGGCCTTCTTCTGATCAATCAGTTCTACACGCTTTTCTAACCATCTGGATAGTGCGTCTATTGTTCCGTTGATAGCCACTCTTACCGGTTCTTTCGGGTCAAGAGCTACAGGGGCTTTGCCTTCTCTCAATACTACTTCGATAGATTTACCGTTATAATCTTTCGGCACAATCAAATTGATCTTATTTTCACTCATGATTCTGTTCCTGTTTTACGATTAATACTAAACATTGTTTTCTGCATTTCTTGTGGCATGATAGGACGGCTATAAACTAGTTCACCCAACTTATTGTAAAATCCTGCCATCTTTTCCTCATGAAAGAGAATCTTTGCACACTTTTCATCTCGTCTAAACTCAGAGCCTTTCTTGATGTGATCAAGAAGTTGTTGCTTTTCTTCATTGAGGGGTTTCATACGTTCTTTGAAATTCTCCATAGCTTCCTTTTTCTCCAATTCTATATCATTAAGTTGGATGGAAACTTCGGCCAAAGATTCTTTCTTTTGAGCTAACTCTACTGGTGTAAACCTATGGGTATAGCCAATTTCTTCCACTGCATCAGCATTATCCTGCAAGAACTGCCAGCGTTCCTGTTCAGGAATGTCTTGTCCTAGAAATTTGTCCATTTTATTTTCTTTTATACGTTTCTAATTTCCTTATTTCCTTTCTTAAAAGCCTTTCGGCGTTCTTATACTTGTTGCTCCCGTATGGGGAAGTAAGCACAGCGTTTACATGCCTGACTATTGCTTCAATCAGGTAGTCAGGCGGCAGGTCTGATCGTTTCATAATTTACGTCGGATTTACATAGGTAAATCGTCGCCGAGATATGCTTATATCTCCGGAAAGATATGCTTATATCTCGGCGGAGATATACCTACCTGTTTTTGTACATCTCCATCATTTCTTCATATCCGGGGTCTTTCCAGTAGGGAAGGTAGCATCCAAATTCTGTTTGAGCCCATATCTTCATTCGGTCCATGAGGTCGGATAATTCTTTTGTGCTCATTCCGGACGTGTGATAATCGTCTTTTACGACTTCACCAGTGAAGTGATCAACCCTTTCACGCATTCCAAGCAAGTTCCGCTTTACGTCCGACTTGCATTCTTCCAAGGAAACATATCCCAAATGGTCGGCAAGGACTTGGCACCAGACATGGAAGAGTGCGTTCTGGCTTAACGTCCTTTTCCTGCTTTTCTTTGTCAACTCGAACGGATCTGCGCCGGACATCAGCTTGCGGTAATAAGCGTCGGCACGTTCACGGTCGAATGGGTTTGTTGGATTTACTATCATACGCTAGAATGGAAGATCGTCTGTCTGTTGAAGCATAGGTGGATAATCGGAAGGCGAAGGCATGTCGGCTGCCGTTACTGGAGGGCGTGAACTACCGTTGTCGGGTGCTTTTCCGCAAAGTATCAAGTCGTACGCCAGAATGTCGGTAGCATACCTCTTAACGCCATCCTTCTCGTATTCACGGTACTGGATCGTACCAAGCACAATCACCTTGTCTCCTTTGTGGATATACTTTTCTGCTATGTCGGCAAGGCCTCGCCACGCTACGACATTGTGCCATTGAGTTTTTTCAGGGACATCCGTACCGTCCTGCTTCTTATACCCTCCTGTAGACGTTGCCAGGCTGAACGAGGCGACCTTGACGCCACCATCGAATGTTTTTACATCAGGATCTTTTCCTGCGTTCCCGGCAAGAAACACTTGGTTGATTGATTTGCTCATGATAATTCGTATAATGGTAAAACATCTGTCAGATTCCTTAACCTGATCCAGTCCAAGAAATCTTTTATCAACAATCGGTTATCTTCTTCCAGCAGGTTGTACCAGTGGCAGGAGATGGAAGGCTCGTAAGGCTTCAAGTTCAATCCACGTACATCGTGACCGTGCTTCTCCTTGTCGTAGCCGACAAACTGGAAGAGGTCGAAATGGAAGTCTTCCACTCCAAAAAGCTCCATGTAGAACCGCCACTGGCAACTACCAACATAATCTTCATCCTTGATAGGAGAATACTTTGTCTTGATGTCACGAATCTCGAAGCCGTTGATGATGTCGGCGCATCCGGTGACCACGATGTCTCCGAAGTCCATATATTCACGGATCTCGTGGAAATCGTTTGGAAATCTATCACGATAGGCAACAGCCACCTTGCACTGGTTGATGTCGAGCTTGACGGGAAACCCGTCTATGTCGAACTCACGTCCGGGAAGTTCAGTCTCAGTGCGTGCTATCTTCTTGCATCCGGCGGTATCGCCCTCCACGATCTTGTGGAAGGCTGTACCAATACGTGTATATTCGTTCCCTTTGAAGTCGCCGGTAAGGGTATCAATGACAGATTGTTCAGTGTCGTATTCGGAATGTTCAACTATGAACCTCCTGAACTTCTCCAGCTGCGTGACCCTAACAAGCCTTTTTTTCATCTTTCACTACGAATTGATTGGTTGATTTGTCGAAAACGAATCCTTTCTCATCAAGTACTTTCACCATCTTGGCCTTGAAAGGCTTTTCAAACACCTTGTCGAGCGACTGCTTGATCTCGATCATCCGGTTGGCGTCTTCCACAGTGGCGACGGATTCCAAGGCGATGTTAGCTTGTTCAAGGGCTTCCATTGCTTTTCTCTGTTCCTCTGTTTTGGATTGGATCGACCGTTTCACATTTCCGATAATGTCAGCCATGAAATGACTGAAGTCGGAAGAATTGCAATCAGGCAACGTGGTAACAGGGATATGAGCGACATTCTTCCCGATGGTAGTATCTGTAGGGTCGAAACAGATAGTCCTTTTCCCGTTTACCATCGTAATAAACCCGACCTGATCAGCTATTCGCAGCAATAAGTCCTTTGACTGTCCGGTACAATCCGGTGAATGCCTGATTATATCTCCTTCTTGCGTTTCCTTATCATGGCAAACAAATATAATATCAGCCAAATCAGACCTTCTTCTGTTTACAAAACTTTTGAACTCGTCTGCGATGTAACAGAATAATTTCAGTTTGTTCTTGGCCAGCTTGTAATCTTGCTTGACTCCATAAACAGACAGGAAATCATCAAGCATTGACTTGGCCGTATCAACGATTATGGTCTTATAACCTTTCATTGACGGCTCTTCATTCAGCACATCTTCCCATGTCTGGGCAGTCAGCGTATCAACTTGGTTGGCGGCACGGTCAAACCCACGATCGCAATCTATCAGCAACGGATTCTCACTTGTGTTTGCTAATGACGTTTTACCGGTTCCCGGAGTACCATAAATGACCATTATTACAGGTCTTAATGGTCTTACTTCGTTTTTCTTTAATATAGGCATAATACTTAATTTTAAAAATGTGTCAGCATCCGGGAATCGAACCCGGACTTGGACCGTCTGCCGTAATTACTCAATAAACAACACGATTGATTTGACCGCACTCTTCACAGCCTCCAGACGTTTGGCTGATCGCTGTGACGCATTGTACCACACGTCGCAATCTGATTGCAACTGCATCACCATTGAGATCAGCTCTTCTTTTTCCAGTTTCTCTAATTCGTCTTTTGTTTTCATACGCTTTATATTTACCAGTTATAACTATTGTTGAACATTTCCCATTCTTCATCAACAGGATCTTCATCCTCGTCTCCGTCGTAGTCGAAGTAGTCATCATCGACCTTTCTCAGTATTTCCCTTCCCATATCAGTAGTTGTTGATGAAGTCTATCCGGTCTTGCCCGGTCAATCCTAAACTATCAGCATGGGCTTCTGCCTTCTCTTCTGTTTTTATATCTTCAGAAACAAGTTGCTCTTCTTTAGCCAGTTTTGCATCGCTGCTTCCTGCAACCATTAATATTGCGGCTAACAACAATAAGATGTAATATACGTTTGTTTTCATAAGTAATTGATTTCCTTTTATTTATGTAAAAATACATTATATATTTATGTATTACAAACGATAACTATTTAAATATCAACACATTACATTTGTTTAACTTGTACCCTGATAACGTTCTACCGTTTGTCACTTAACCGAATCTTGACGGTTCAGGGCGTTAATTTGTTCTTTACTCCGCAGGGACTTTCAACCCTACATGATGTTTCGAAGCCCGTGGATAAGTCATCGCAACCAAGCTCTTTATCCCATCGCTTCTTATCTGCTTGATCCTTTCGTTTCAACTCCATATATCATGCGAGTACTAAGGTGGAAATACGTGTAAGAACTTGTCGTTGTCAGCATACAGGATATTCTCTACGCCTGTATGCCGTCAGATCATTTACGCCTTATTGATAAGCTCCAATGCCTTATCAGCGTCAATGATTATCTTCTTTCCTACCTGAGTGACTGCTTTGTCTATCACTCCGCTGTTCTTGATCTTCTGTGCGGTAGGAAGAGAACAACCTATCAGATCAGCCAATCCTTTCAACCCGTACACGAACTTACGCTCTTCAGCCTTGGTTTCAGGGATATTTTTAATCTGTCCGGATATGCAGGCATTTACTATGTCAATCAGGTCGCCTACTGTCAGGAATGATATTGGTGTATTAGGATTATACATCTTTTGTTTCTTTATAATTGAACAATTCGTCTTTAGGGATACCTGTTTCTTCAGACAGGACAACGAGTTTGTTGTCATCAGTAGTTTTACTATAACCCTTGCACCAGTTTATTACAGTATTCAAACTCACGTTGGCTTTGAATATCACGTTTCTCGCGAACTTGTACTTGTTCGGGCAATTCTCATAGAAAAGCATCAAATTTGTCTTATCCATATCATTTTACTTTATTAATCTGTTTGAAAAGCCAACACATTTTATTATTTTTGTGTTGGTGGTTATTGTTTGATGCAAAGATATAGATTAATCGCAATATATCGCTATTTATCGCAAGATAATATCGCTATATTGACAATATTTAACATTATGAACAGATTAAATATTTCAGGATTGCGTAAATCGCTTAAAATGAGCCAAGAAGTTTTCAGAAAGGAAATATGCGGCATATCTCAATCATATTTATCTGAATTAGAAACAGGTAAAAAGGAACTTACAGAATCACTTTACGATACAATCGTTGAGAAGTTAGGTATTGACAAAGTAACTCCTTTTATTGAGACAAACAGCGATAATATCGCTGATGATATTTTCAAAGTACCTACTGAGGTTATTGCAAAGCCTCCACAAAAAAAGAAGATACCATTCTACGATGATGTTGCGACAATTGGAGGCACAAATCATCTTGTTGCAAATGACAATCCTGAAGCGATACCCTCTGAATGGATAGACGCAGGCGACTGGTTCCCGGAAGCGACAGCGGCGATAAGACATTACGGTGACAGCATGATAGAATATCCAAGTGGTAGTATTCTCGCTCTTAAAAGAGTTAACGATCATAGGTTAATCATTTGGGGGAGAAACTATTCCATCGAAACAACAGAGTTTAGAATCACAAAAAGGCTACAAGACGGAGGAGATGATTATATCATGGCTTACAGCAGCAATGTCAACACAAATCCAGATGGAACACTGATACATTCGCCAATTCGTATTCCTAAAGACACAATCAGACATATAGACTTAGTTCTAGGTTGCGTAACGAAAGAATATAGCAACGGCCCTATTAAAATAATAAAATAAGTAAGTATGGATTTCAAAGATCAGATAACCCAACTTGCAGAACGCATATCAAAGCAAAAAGATGTAATACAAACAGAGGAAGCGACAAAAAACGCCTTCATCATGCCTATGATTGCAGTTCTTGGATATGATGTGTTTAATCCATTCGAGGTAGTTCCAGAGATGGACTGCGACCTTACAAGAAAAGGCGATAGGATAGACTACGCTATAAAAAAAGACAATGCTACAATCTTACTTATAGAATGCAAACACTGTGGTCAAAATCTCGATTTGCACAACACACAGCTTGCCAAGTACTACGCTGCGTCAAACGCTCGTTTTGGCATCCTGACAAACGGAATTGAATATCGCTTCTATGCTGATCTTGACAAGATAAATATAATGGATAAAAATCCGTTCTTAATAGTCAATATGCTGAACTTGTCAGACAATGTAATAGAGCAACTGAAGAAGTTTCACAAGTCATACTACAATGAATCGGATATACTTAGCACAGCACAGGAGCTTCAAATCACGATTCAGATAAAAGACTTGCTTATAAGAAACTTTCAAAATCCAGGAGAGGATTTCACAAGATATTTCATAAGATGTCTGAATGATGGAAAATCAACTGCAAAACAGGTTGAGCTATACAAACCGATATTGAAGAAGTCAATAGCATCAGTTATAAATGACATCATATCTGATAGGCTGAATGTGACCATAAAGAACGAAGGACAAGAACAACAAGATAAAGAATCTTCAATAACGAGTGATACAAATCATACTACTTACGGAGTAGTGTATTCCGATGCAGAAAACGGAATAGCTACAACTCAAGAGGAAATTGACGCATACAATATCATTAGAAGCATACTTCACAAATATATCAGTGATGACAAAATACTATATAAGGATTTTAAATCATACTTTGCCATTGGAATTGAAAATCCATCGTACTGGTGGATATGCCGACTTGCTTTTGGTCAACGCAACAAGTCTATATACTTTCCTGCCGAAGGATACAAATCACAAACGAAGGTAAATATTGATACAATTGACGATATTTTCAAGTATGCGGATAAGATTGAGCAATGTTTTAAACAGGCTCAAAGTGCGTGCAAAAACTGGAAAAACAAACATCAAAATAGATAGGAATATGAAGAACGTAATTTTTTCAATCACGCTATTATTGGCGTTGATTTCATGTTCAAAAAGCGTGCCTATAAAAAACACGAAATGGAATGGAATAGACGATGAATACAACAAGTCAATACTATTCTGTGATTCAACTTGCGAGATATACATTTCATCAAGAACTACAGGACATACAGATACATTAAAGTCATACTATAAAATAACATACGATACAATTTCATTCGTTCCATTTAACGAATATGTTTCTATAAATTCAAAATTAATTATAACGAAACAAGGACTTAAAGAATCCAAATCTGGCAAACTGATATTCAAACAATCTGAAAAATGAAAATCTCTCAAGACGGAATAGATGTGACAAATCGCTTCTTTGAAGCAATAGAAACGTTGAAGCATCAAAAAAAAATGCGAGGACTTCAGACGTTCACAAACAAATATGGACTTAACAGATGGAACATAAATACTGTTAAATGGAATCCGGAGAAAAGCGTTCTTAAACCTGAATGGATTGTATATCTAGTTAGGGACTATGGAATATCATCAGAATGGATACTTCTAGGGAAAGGAGACATGTTCAAATGACAAACAAATGGTATCACATATTCTTGCTTGATAAAGAAGCAGACAAGACTGATGCAAAGCTAAGGTTTCGCGTTCGCTGGGGATCAAACATCGTTGCATTCAATGTAGGATTCAGAGTTGATGTGTCAAAATGGAGTACAGAAACACAAAGATGCAAAAACAACTCAACACACGGGAAAAAGAAGGTAATGGCATCTGTTATCAATCGTGAGATAAACAGGTATGAGGAAGCAGCCGAGGAGATATGGGCCATTTATGACAGGGACAATATTACTCCGACAAAAGAACAATTCAAAAATGACTTCTTGAAACTTGTAAGAGGGAAAGAGGATATAAAAAAACAAGGGGAAGATACATTTTGGGAAATATACAATAAATTTACAAGAGAAATGGGAATGCAAAACTCTTGGTCGGAAGCAACATACAAAAAATTCAATACGCTAAAAAATCATTTGCAGGCATACAACGACGAAGTTTCTCTTGACAAATTGGACGAAAACGGACTGTCTATGTTTGTGGCATATCTACGTGACGAAGCTGGACTTAGAAATAGTACTATATCAAAACAACTGGGATTCCTGAAATGGTTCTTGCGATGGGCTACGGCGAAAGGATATAACACAAAACAAGACTTCGTTTCATTCTCTCCAAAACTAAAAACATCTGAAAAGAAAGTAATTTTCCTTGAATGGGATGAACTTATGAAAATTTACAACTTTGAATTTCCAAAAAACAAGGCATATCTTGAACGTGTAAGAGACGTTTTCTGCTTTTGCTGCTTTACGTCACTTCGATACTCAGATGTATATAACCTGAAATGGAGCAACGTTTCAGATGACAATATAACAATCACGACAATCAAGACGGCAGACAGCCTTACGATTGAACTGAACGACTATTCAAAATCAATCATAGACAAGTACAAGAACATACATTACCCAGACAACAAGGTTCTACCTGTTATAACCAATCAAAAGATGAACGAATACATCAAAGAGCTTGGTTTTGTATGCGGAATAGACACGCCGATCAATATAACATATTATAAGGGCAATCAACGAATAGACGAAGTACATCCTAAATATGAATTATTAGGTACACATTCTGGAAGACGTACTTTTATATGCAACGCATTAATGCTTGGAATTTCTCCTGAAATTGTCATGAAATGGACAGGTCACAGCGATTACAAATCAATGAAACCATATATAGATATTGCAGATTCAGCAAAGAAAGAAGCTATGAAATTATTCAACAAAAAGTGACAAAAACAACTAGTCAGTCCCTATTATAGTCCCTAATAAAAAAAGACTACTGATTATCAGCAGTCTTTGTGGAGCTGGAGAGATTCGAACTCTCGTCCAAACGAGGAACCAATCTGCTTTCTACATGTTTATCTTCGCCTTCGATTGTCGGGAACAAGCAAGACCGAAGCCACCCACTTGAACCTTATCCTCTAAAACTTCATCTGTCGCCCGAGGCGTGCGTCAGACTATCTCCGATATTGCTGCACCACCGGTTCGGAACGCTTCGGAGCAACAGCATCCGGGTGATGTCACGTCCCCGCAACTTTTGCAGGGATTAAGCTTCAATCTACTATTCTTCGATTAAGCAGCGAGAGCGTAATTGTTTTCGCCAGTTAATTGTTCGCCGTCTGAGATTTAAGTGCAAGCCGACCACGCACTACATGCTTACAAACCGCTTCTACCCGCTGTCAAAACCGGTCAGCCCCTCAGCTTTGTAAGTTATTTATTTATAAAAGAATAGCGAAGAATTTAAAAGAGTAAGGGACAAAAGCCACCTCAATTTCTTCTTTTCCTAGCATTCTTTCCTGCAAAAGTAAGAATAAATTCCCGAATTTCCAAAAAACAGATAGGGAACAACACATCATTATAGACGTCTGTTGCCACTAAGTCATTGAAATATTTCAGAAAAGGACAAATATCCTTGATATCAGGTTTTATTTATAATAAACGGCACAAAGATATAAAAATGATTCTATAAAGGTTGTACTCATATAACCTTTATAGAATCATTTTTAGATATATCCGTCATCCAAGCCGTTGACTGACCTGCCGATGACGGCTGTTTCTTTCGTTTATTTCTTCCGTTCT